CTGAACCCGATAGAATAAAGGATTTCAAGAATGCAGGATTTAATGCTAAGCCTGCTCGAAAGCCGAAAAATTCTGTTCGGGATGGTATTGATATTGTCAAGAGTAAGAAAGTTAATATTTCTGATAATAGCGTAAATCTAATTAAAGAGAAAAGGGCTTATAAATATAAAGAAGATTCTGACGGGCATGCATTGGAAGAACCTGTAAAGTTTAATGACCATTTACTTGATGCTGAAAGAATGGCAATCTTTACTCATATGGGCGGCAGAGGAGTTAAAAAGGGCGGAGTATATTATCCAGGTAAGCCAAAAAAGAAAGTCGATACCGAAAAGGAAATTAAATTAATCATGCCATCAACTAAGGGTAAGATTCGTTTTTAAAGATTTTTATTGATTTAATTTGTTTTTTTTTGAAATTTAATATAATATTAAAAAAAGGTAAAAAATATGAAAGAAGATAATTTAAAGTGGGTTATAAAAGAATTAGAAAATGCCAGATTACAAGGAGACGGGACAATACGAGTTGACATGGGATGGAAGGGATATCCTGGCACTATGAATTATTTAGATTTTAGAACTTTTTGTGATGAATTAATTAGGGAAATAAGAACAAGATGAAGTGATTAAAATGTGGTGGAATTTTTTAAATAACATAAGCTTAAAGGATATATTTATAACAATTCTAATTCCAATTATTGGTTTAGTTTGTTTTATAGTGGGATTGGTGACTATTATTAGGATGATATTTTAAGAGGGGGGAAAAATGAGAAAAATAAGTGTTGAAGAAGCTATTGATATTTTAGGGCAAAAAGGATTTAAAGAATCAAAGATATTAAAAATGAAATTAGATAAATTTATAGATGTAGTCAATGAACATATTGGGGAAATTGAAAGTACAGCATTTATAAATAGAAAAAGTTTAGGCAAGCAATATTCTACTAATGGTAAATGGGTTGATTCGAAAAGTTTACTTCAAGGAGATGAACTGAATGACAGAAAAAAGTAAGCCAATTGAAAGACAGATTGGCACAGTTTACATGGATACAAAAGGTAAAAGATTTTTCAAGAAAGCTAAATCTGAAGTTGAATTTGAAAAATCTTCAAAACAGTTAAATAAGGAAAAAAGATGGATTGGGCAACAAGAACTAATCCCGCATCCTTCATATTCTTTCGATTCCCTTTATACATTATTTGAACATTGTGAAGTATTCGCTTCTTGTGTTTGTCAAATAGCTGAAGACGTAGCTGGGCTTGGTTGGAAATTAATTCTCAAGGACGACCCTAATAAAGAAGGAGAAAAGTTCCAAGAAAATAAAGAAGAAAAACAAAAGATTATGAATTTTCTCAATCGTCCCAATGCCAAACAAAGTTTAAGACAAATTTTCATATCATTGCTGCAAGCGAGAGGTATTGTTGGATTTGGCGGAATTGAAGTAGTAAGAAATTTAAAAGGTGAGATTGCAGATATTTATGCTATTAGGGGGACTAATTTATATATCCACGAAGACAGAAATAAATATTGTCAGAAAGTAGGACTAAAGAAAGTTTGGTTCAAAGATTTTGGATACGATAAAAATGTTAATTCCGAAACAGGGGAAGAAGGCAATTTTGGATTTAAACAAAGAGCAAATGAATTAATATTTTTTGGAACCGATTATGGGAAAAGTTCTTATTATCCTATCCCGAAAATCCTCCCCTCCGTTTCTTCTGTAGTATGCTTGCTTGATATAAAGAGTTATAATTTATCATTCTTCGCTAATTATTCCGTTCCTGCTTATGCTGTAATATTAGAAGGCGAATGGGATGAGGATGCCTCTCAATATATTACTCAATTTTTAAATACCGAAGTTAAAGGTTCAGATAATGCTAATAAGACAATTGTACTAACTACTCCAGAAGGGGGGAAAGTTACATTTAAGGCATTATCAATAGACGAGAAAGAAGGTTCTTTTAAAGCTTATCAAGTATTATTAGAAGACGATATATTATTGGCTCACTCAATGCCTCCATATAGATTAGGAAGGGCAGTCACAGGGAACTTAGGGGGGTCGAATAGCAGAGAAGCAACGGCAGTTTATAAACAATCGGTGGTTGAACCAATACAAGAGTATTTAGAAAATATTGTCAATATATCGTTTATAGAAAAAGGGTTAAATTGTTTTTCATATTTATTTCGGTTTAATGATTTGGATGTGCGAGATTTAGATGGAGAAGTAATAAGATATAATTCCTCTATTCAACATGGAACTATGACCCCCAATGAGGTAAGAGAAAAATTGAACTTAGGAGAGCCATACCCCGAAGGTGATAAATATTATATTTCTAATACTTTAGGCGAAGCTGGGGTCGAAGAAATTGAAACGACTAAGGGTAAACTCGTTGATGCTGTAGATAATCTACGTAAGGATATGAAAAGAGCATTTAGTGAGGAAGATGAATTATGAGATATCTTATAAAAGTATTATGGTTTGCTTTGACTATAAAAGTAAACAAACCAATATATAGATTTCGTCTTTTATTTTACACTTATGAAATCTGGAAAAGAACAATATTAAAATTTTTAAGGATAAAATATGTGTAAATGCAAAAATATAAAAATGGGTAGCTATGATAACCAAGTAACGTTAAAAATGCCCAACGGTCAATTAATGGGGATTGATACATGTATAGCTCAAGAAATCAAACATTTATGGGATTGTGATATTGGAACTACAGGTTGCTGTTGTGGGCATAATCAACAAGAAGGCTATATCGGCGTTATTGACAAGGACATTGAATTTATGAAAAAGTCTGGATATAAAGTTAAATTCAACAAGGAAAATTTAAGCGATGAAAGTAATTTTATACCCAAAAGCCATTATGAAAATGGAAAATTAAATTACTATGATTATGAGATTTTATATAAAAAAGGGGAATAGATGTTTATATTCTTAACTGGCTATTTCGGATTATTTATATTTTCGATACTATTTTTTATAATGAAAAGGTAATAAATGAAAGAAAAACAATTTGAAAAGTTAAGAATTATATCAAGCAATTATAAGATTGTTTATCATAATGAGATAAAAGATGCGAAAGGAATATTATTAGATGGGCGTATATTAGAAACGGAGCAGACAATATTTGTACTTAAATCTATGCCTTATGCAAGACAGTTGCAGGTTATTGTGCACGAAGCTATGCACGGAATAGATTTTGAGATGTGCCTTAATTTAAAAAATGAAGAAGATAGAATTAATCAATTCACTACTGGGATAACCTGCTTTATTCGGGATAATCCAGAGTTTATTATGGAATTTATAAAAGTTTTAAACAAAAAATAAAAAGGTGATATAAAAATGTGGTGTATAAATACTCATATTCTCGGAACAACTATAATTTGGATATTAGCTGTACTTAACTTTATAGCGATAATGATAATAGCAATTAACTGGAAATGGGTTGAATTAATGAAAAAAGAGATATGGTCTGTTTGGGAATTATTGCCAAAAATAGATAAAAGAAAGCCAGAAAGTTGGATTGTGCAGAACATAAAATCGAATGCTATAATAAGTGCTAAATACAGAGCCCATTTAGATAAGTTCCATAGAAAATATAAAAAAAATAAAGATGGATATCCAAGTGAAGTAAGAGATGAAGATTTTTCTGAATGGAATCTATAGTAATGGGGCACTTAGCTTAATGGTAAAGCTGGCGCCCGATGAGCGTCCGAGTCATGGTTCGACCCCATGAGTGCCCACCAATTTTTAATAACGCTTTTATCTCTAAATAATATCATTTTACAATAGATATGCAGATATAAAAAAAAGAGGGTATGACAAACTCACATTATCTTGAACACCCTCTTTAAAGTATTGTTATATTAGAAATTTTAAGACAAAACCATTGTAAAAAGGGGTAAGTTACTAACTAAAGTAAGGAAAGAAAACTATGCTGACAAAAACACAATACTATAATCTCGACCAGGCGTTTGAGAAATTAATGAAAGCCTTAACAGATGATGCCAAAATCGTAAGGGAACAAAATATTCTTCTTGATAAAAATTATAGAATTATGCATCCCGTTATTGTAAAGTGGATGGAATTTACAAGGACTAATATTTTGAAGGCTTTAAATAAAAAATATATTAATAAGTCTTTTCAAAAAACCGAAGTAAGTAGAATTGTCGCAAAATTGACAGACTGGGGTGAACTTGAGAAAGATGGAATCAGAATGGTAAAACCTGCTGCGATGGAGATATATGAAAAGGGCGGAAATGAAGCTTTTAAGATTGCAGGGATTGAAGGTTCTTTTGATATTGTAAATATTAATGCGGTAAATAAAGTTAATGAGATTTGCTCTAAATTAATTGTGGAAGTAAACGGTAATACTAAAAAAGCAATTAATACTTTAATTAAAACAGGAATTGCCGAAGGGCAAAGTGTGGGCAAAATTGCCAAACAAATTAGACCTTTAATAGGATTAACCGAAAGACAGTCTTTGGCAGTAGGAAATTATCGGGGTAAATTATTAAAAAAATATCCAAAATATACAACGGCTAAACTTGATAAAATGGCAAAAAGATATTCAGATAAACTACATAGATATAGAGCAGATATGATAGCCAGAACCGAAACGGCAAGGGCACAAAGCGAAGGAACTTTGCAGGGATATAATCAGTTAGGTTATAAAAAAGTTGAATGGTCGGCAAATGTGAATGCTTGTCCAATATGTGATGCTTTGGAAGGGCATAGATTTACCCTCGAAGAAGCAAGCGGGATGATGCCCGCCCACCCGATGGGCAGGTGTGCGTGGATTCCCGTAAGAGAAGAAGGGGTTAGACCAAAAGTGCCAAGACTTGACAGATTAAGATTGTCCAATGCAAATGCAGAACAACTTAGAGGAGAGATGGAACTTAATAATATGATGTTTGACTCGACCAATAATCTTGAATCGGCGGCAATGACAAAACAAAGAATTATAAAAGAACTTGCTGAAAAATTAAAAGACAATAAAGAATTTATGAAGTATGTAAAAAGTAGACATCTTACCGAAGCATTATCTGAAAAAGAAAATATGGAAGGGATAATTAATCATTTAATTAAAGATTGGGCTGGAACTTCTGGAGATGCTAACACACATGCAATTGCAATGCAGATGGCGGCTAAAGCAGAATTTGGTTTAACAAACGTAGCTGTGGGTCATTTACCCACTGCAGAAGCATTAAAGTTACTTAAAATAGAAGGGAAAGCAATGCAAGCTTTCTTAAGAGCACAATATAATTTAACTCAAGAGTATTTCAAAAAACAAGGGATAACTTCTTTGACCAGTTATAGGGGAATGAAACTTAGAGAAAAAATACCTGGGTATAAATTCGGTGGAGAATATGTAATGACAAGTGGTGACTTACAATTGCAACCATTATCTTCATTTTCAATAAATGTAGATACTGCGAGGAAGTTTGCGGGGATGGGTAATCAAATGGTAATTCAATCAAACGTCCCCATAAGTCGTATATTAAGTACATGTCAAACCGGATTCGGTTGCAAAAGTGAAGCTGAACTTGTCATATTGGGAGGTAAAGAAAGTTTTAGAATTGTGACAGGGAGGGCAGTAGCTATGCATATGGACGCTGTGTCCCCGCTCTTTGTAAATCTTAAATGAATTTCAGAATAAAGGAGTAAAATAATGGTATTAAATATTGACGCAGATTTAGAAAATGCAGATTGGACAAAACAAACTTGGGATTTGCCGAAATATAAATCAGATGAATTTATAGAATGGTTAACCCAAAGTGGCATGACTTTGACCCAATTTAAAAAATTACCTGTTTATCAATTCAATAAAGATAAATTGGAGAAAAAATGAATAAAGAAAAAGCCATAATTTTTTTAAGTGAATTAAGAGAAAGTTTTCTTGATATAGAGAAAATAGGAGAACAAATAAAATCAAGAAAATTATGGAATAAAAATATTAACGGTTTAAAAGAAATTATTTATCTTTTAAAAATTAATAAAATTTGACAAAAATATTACCCAATATTTGCCCTGTTTTTTGGCTATAAAATCGCAAAAATCGTCAACGTAGGAATATAGGTTTTTACAAGTGGTTAGCAAACTACTACTAAGTGACTTGTAAGGGGTTAGGTAGGGGTTAAAAAATAACTGCTTTTTTAAAAAATAATAAAAATAACAAAAAAAAGTATAAAAAAACATAAAAAATAGCGAAAAATTAGAGGGGTAAAAAAGCTTATAAAAAAAGGTATAAAAAATAATTCCAAAAAAAATAAAACAAAAGGAAACTATTACTATATACTAAATTTGTAAGTGGTTACCAAGTGGTTAGGTAGTGGCTTGGTAGTCCCTTATAAGTGGCTTGGTAGTGGTATATAAGCCCTTCTCCTAAGAAAAAGAAAAAGAAAAAGAAAAAGAAAATATAATAAAAGAAGAGGAAAGGCTTAAAAAAATTATTAAAAAAACTTTTAAAAAATACTTTTTTCTTAAATAATAGAATTTCCAAAAAAGGGGAAGGATTTTCGATGGCAAAACTCAAGATAAAAGAATCTGATATTCAGCGGGTAATTTTGGACTATTTACAAGTCCAGGAGAATATGGGTAAGCTAATGTTTCAGAGGAGCAATTCTTTGAATGTCGCAACGAAGGATGGGCATTACATAAAAACTGGCAAAAAAGGAAGCCCAGATATTTTGGTTTGGGTTCGTGAAATATTTTGCCCGCCAGATTATTGTGTCGAATATGCAAAGACTATTGCCCTCGAGGTAAAATCGGAAACAGGGGAACAGACATCAGGGCAGGCCGAATGGCAGAAACAGTTTGAAAAATTTGGGGGCTCTTATTTTCTCGTTCGAAATTTAGAAGATGTTATAAAAATTTTAAAGGAGTGATTTATTGGAAAAAATTAGTTGTAAAGATTGTGTTCGAACCTGTTGTGATGATGCAGATATTAAATTAAAACGTGGAAGAAAAGGGGTTGACCCGTCAACTTTAAAAACGGGTGATTGGCTTTATGTCAAAGGTATAATCTGGGTGAAGAAAAAAAATGGCCTATGGCAGTGCAAGGCATTTGACCTCAAAACAAGGCTTTGCAGAATTTGGGGATATCACCCTATAATTTGTCGATATTATTTTTGCCCATTTGCCAAAAAGAAAAAAAATAAAGAAATTAAAAATATGGATGTTTGGGAAAACTCCAATAAAATATCAAAGTATGAAATATTGTTTTATGCAAATTTAAGTAGTTTAAAAAGTGGCAAAGTATATCATAATCAAAAAGAATGGGATAAAAGTAAATGAAAGAGGTGAAATTAAAGATGCGGTTAGAAGAGGTAACTAAATCAAAATTAAGAAAAGCTACAAATTCAAATCTATATGTTTTACGATTGCGTTTTCTGCAATTATTTGCTAAATATATGGGGTTTGAAAAGAAAGAACCATTGTTGAAAGTGGAATGGGATATATTTTTCAAGGGATACAAAATGTTATCAAATGAGTTCGAATCAAGGGAATTAAAATATAATAAAAGAGAAATTGATAAACGACTTTTAAAGACTAAAAAATTCTTCATTAAAAATTTAAAAGGGTCTTTATTGGTAAATATTGATAACGACAGTTTTTTAATTGACCCATTGTTAGAAAAGAAGGATTTCGAAAGCGATATTGATTATATTATCATTACTCAAAAGAATGACGAATGTTGTGAGCTCTTAAAAAAATATAATCTACC